GCGTTAAAGTGAGTTATAGAAACGCTGCACCGCTAGCCTACCTTTCTGCGACAGCGCATAGCGAACTCTGTAATTATATTTTGTTTCATCGCGGAACAGATGATCCTCTAGAGTCTGAGAAGGCGTAAGCTTATCAAAGTGTTTATACAGGTAGCCAGAAGCAACCAGCGGGTATATCATCCTGTCGGCTAGGTTCTTTTTGTACATACCGTAATTTTCTGCCACCCACGATATAGTAAAGAACTCTAGATCGTACAAGAACAGCATTAAGTTAAGATATGACCTGGTAATGTCTGGATTGCTATCCAAGAAGCTGTCCGTTGCACTACGTAAGTTTTTTAAGTGGTTATTCTTTACGTATTTATCTGGGAGCTTTGATACCTCTCTAAATAGCCTTGTTTTTTTGACCGTTGACTTGGGCATCCTAATTGTTTCGTATATTTGACTTAAACAAATTTACATCATGAATCCTAAAGACACCCTCTTCTTTGCCGAAATGTACTCTCTCGTCAAAAAGATGGAGGAGACAATCGAGGAGTTCGAAATGAAAGACCGCACCTTAGCCTCTATAGTAGTAGGCGTTATAGACTTTGATGCTATGGAAGAGGGTGATGAAAGCGCAGAAATGAAAACAATGTATAGCTTCAATCTGGAAAGTAGGTCTGAGCTAGAGACGTTGATGCAGGTTATGGACGGCGCTTTTCAAGAAAACGATTCATTAGACGACCTCCTTGGCGATTTAGGTATATCCCTAAACTAAAATGGAAGGACTTATTAGAAAAATCGTAGTAGGCAAGGAGCCTAAAGACGGCATGGCTTATTATGTAGGCATGAAGGCTGGTAGAGGAGAGGTTTCCGCTATACTGGAAGATGATCATCACCTTCACAAATTTGGTAAAAAGCGATACCTTGTGTATATTGAAAACGATGAGGGCACGCTCCTTTGGAAGTCCATCGACGAGATGCCCTGCATGCTTGAATTTGACTTAAATTTTTAATTAATGAGAACATTCGATTTGTTTGTTGTCGAGCTAAAAAAGCTTGTCAACGACACGATCACAACCGACAGCGGTTTAGAACTTTACATAGACAATAGATTCAATGAATTCAAAAACAGAACCACAGAAGGCCCCGTGGTGGCGACGCCTTTTAAGTACGATACAGGAGTGGAAGTTGGGGACACGCTTTATTTCCATCATCTTGTTGTTATTAACGATGGTCAGCCTCTTACTGGAGAGGACAATAGCTACCTTGTACGGTACGATCCTAATCATACCATTAATAACCAGGCTATTGCTTACAAGTCTGCAAAGACTGGGGACATACATCCGCTGGCGGGCTGGGCTCTTCTCGAAGGAGTGGAGGTTGACGAGGAGCAACAGTCTTCTATTATCGATGTTGTTAAGCTTAAGGACAACCCTGTCACAAAAGGGAAGATCTCTTTTACGCCGCCTTGGGTGGAAGAACTAGGGTTAAAGGTTGGCGACGTAGTAGGATTTGCTAAAAACATGGATTATCGCATCACCATTGATGGGACTGAGTACTATAGAACCCGCGCAGAAGACTTAATGTATGTCGAGAAGTAAAAAGTTTACCACGATAGGTGCCGCTGAAAGGCTTATGAATAGCATGGAGATTGCTATTGACAACATGATCGAAGAGGTCAAAAAGCCTGTTGACCCTGAGGCTGGTGGCTCTTCTAGGAAGGCCGAGCTCCAATCCATAAAGCAAACAGCTATTGATTGCAAAGAGCTTTTGGTGGAGCGCCAGAGGTTAGAACAAATGGTTAAAGAGTTAAACGAAAATGGAGAAATCGAAAAAAACAAAGACTACTCAGGGGGATTCGCAGAAAGATTCTCAAAGTAGGCCCAGCGGTCTTATCTACTGGGACGACTACAACTTTGATAATCAAAACAATACAGCGGGTTATCTGAAGATAAACATATGCACCCGTAGCTCAGCTGGATAGAGCATCTGCCTTCTAAGCAGACGGTCACAGGTTCGAGTCCTGTCGGGTGTACGAATTAAATTAAAAAAAATGCCAGATCTAATTTGCAAAAAATGCAAGGCTGAGAAGTCGGTTCAGACCTTAAGCATGAAGTTTAGAAACGGGGATGTCTATTATCCTGAAGGTCAGTGTGATTGCGGTGATCAAATGGAGCTGAAGAACCCTAAAAAAGGAGTACCTTCGCTAGGTAGAATGACAAAGCACGGACAGAGCTACTGATGTCCACTTTAATCGACATAAAAGGGTATGAAACTAAAGGGATTAAGATCGACCCTAACGGTACAGAAGGAGAAGCTACCGAACTCCACGGGTTACTCGTTGTTTTACCAAAAAAACCAAAGCGATCTGAAATTCTCTTCCATGACCTCCCAAGAGAGATGCAGGTGTGGAAGCGCATTCCTATGCCCGAAGACCTGCAAAGGATTCGAGGTATGGATGAGTGGCTCGAAAAACCTGCCGAGTTTCGAAAGAAATTTCATTCTTACATCGAGCAGGAGTTTCAGCGTAGGCGCGACGGTGTTTGGTTTTACAATAATGGGAAACCTACGTATATTACAGGGAGGCATTATATGTTTCTACAATGGTCTAAAATTGATATCGGATATCCATCATACCTTGCTTTCCAGAAAGAGATCTTTCTCCACATGGCTGCGTGCGAAGCTGATCCTCGTTGTTTCGGTCAGCTTTATACTAAGTGTCGTCGTTCTGGCTACACTAATATTTGCTCTTCAGTCCTTGTTGACGAAGCTAGCCAAGTTAAAGAGAAGCTTCTTGGGATTCAGTCAAAGACAGGTAAAGACGCTCAGGAAAACATTTTCATGAAGAAAGTAGTTGCGATATTTCGCAGCTATCCTTTTTTCTTCAAGCCTATTCAAGACGGAACTACCAATCCGAGAATGGAGCTTGCTTTTCGGGAGCCTTCCAAGCGCATCACGAAAAACAATAAAACTTCTCAGCTGGGAGATGCCCTCAACTCAGTTATAAACTGGAAGAACACTACGAATAACGCATACGACGGGGAGAAGCTACATATGCTGTACCTCGATGAGGCTGGCAAGTGGGAGAAGCCTAGCGACATCAGAGAAGCTTGGAGGATCGAGAGAACTTGCCTTATTGTCGGTAAGCGAGTAGTAGGGAAAGCGATGGTCGGGAGCACCGTGAACCCCATGAATAAAGGAGGAGAGGAGTACAGAGTGTTGTGGCATGACTCTGATCCTAACGAAAGAAATCAAAACGGAAGAACTAGATCTGGACTTTATCGAATCTTTATTCCAGCCTACAACGCTCTTGAGGGTTTTTTCGATAAGTATGGAAACCCAGTAATCGACGATCCTTCCCAAAGCGTACACACACATGGTGGCGTCATAGGTATCGACGGCGAGGTTATAGACCAGGGAAGTAAATCATACCTTAAGAATGACCGTCACTCCTTCAGGAATGATCCCTCAGAGCTCAACGAGATCATTAGGCAGTTTCCTTTTACTGAGGACGAAGCCTTCAGGGACAGCATCGAGGGCAGTCTGTTTAACATCGGTAAGATATACCAGCAAATAGAGCACAACGAAAGCATTTACCCTGACCCTGTAGTGAAAGGGAATTTTATATGGAGAGTTAAAGATGAAGAGGTGGTGTTTTCTCCTGATCCTAATGGTAGATTTAGGGTGGCTTGGCTCCCTCCTGATCACTTAAGAAACAATAAATCTGAAGACAGAGGAAAGAAAGTAGCCCCCAATACACACATAGGGGTTGGAGGCGTTGACTCTTATGATCTTGACGCCACAGTAGACGGAAGAGGATCTAAAGGGGCACTCCATATGTACAACAAGTTCAACATGGACGTGCCTTCTAATATGTTCGTTGTAGAGTACGCTTCTCGGCCAGATCTGGCAAGCATATTTTATGAGGACGTTCTTATGTGCGCTTTTTTCTATGGTTATCCGCTCCTTATAGAGAATAACAAGTACGGCATAGCCAGGTATTTTGAGACCCGTGGTTACGACGGATACCTTATGGACCGCCCAGAGCACCTAAAAACTGGTAACTCCTCTGTTTCGGTAAAGACAAAGGGTGTCCCCTCAAACTCTCAAGACGTGATTCAATCTCACGCTCACGCTATCGAAGCTTTTATCCATGATCATGTTGGTATAAACCCAGAGGATGGTGAGGTCGGTAAAATGCTTTTCAACAGAACGCTAGAGGATTGGATAGGGTATAAAATAGACAAAAGAACTAAGTTTGACTTAACCATCAGTTCTGGCTTGGCTCTTTTAGCTGCTCAGAAAACAAAAAAGAAAGAGAGGGTTATTTCAGACTTCAACGACAAGAAATTTTTTAGGACCCATAAGCCAAAAGCTTGGCACTTGTAGTTTTACTATATTTGCAGTGAGTTAAAATAACTCTACCTACTGCATATGTATAGTAACACCAAAAAATCTGCTGGCTTTCCAGATCCGTTAGCATCTCCCGAAGAGAAAAAGGGGGACCAGTACGGGTTGAAATATGCTAAATCGATATATCAACAATGGGGCAAGACGGATCAACAAAATTCTATTTACGGAAATAGAAAGAAGACCTTTGAGAGAAACCGTAGGTACGCAAACGGAACTCAAGACACGGGAATTTACAGATCCCTTCTTACCTCTTTAGATCCCAACAATGGGGATGGAAGTATGCTTAACATAGACTTTACTCCAGTCCCTATTCTTCCTAAGTTCGTAAGAATTGTAACAAACAAAATCCTCTCTTTAAGCCCTTATCCAAATTTAGAAGCTGTAGATCCTCTTTCTTCTTCTGAGAAAGACGCCGATCGAAGAAAGCTAGAGATGGTTATTAGCGCAAAAAACCAACTAAAGAAGATAGAGGAAAAAACTGGAGTGATTATAGGTATGGATTCTAATTCTATTCCAGACACGCTAGAAGAAGCTGAAATTTTTATTGGTAATAATATCAAGTCTTCTTCTGAGATAGCAGCTCAGGTAGCCACAAATCTTACCCTAGAGTGGAATGATTTTAACGACAACATCCTAAGAAGATGTGTAGGAGATTTAACCGCACTTGGGATGGCGGTTGTCAAAAGAGATAATGACCCTCAGTACGGAATCAAAACAAGCTACATAGATCCTATTCACTTTATCCACAGCTTTACTGAAGATCCTAATTTTAGCGACTTGGTTTATGCGGGACATGTAAGACACGTCCCTATTCAAGAGCTTAAAAGAATGGCTGGAGATCAGTTCACTGAAGAGCAGTATAAAGAGATCGCTCAGAAAGCTCAGAAGAAGTACGGGTACGATGCGGCTAAACTCAGTCAATCCTCATACGACAGATTCAATAACACAAATAACTTTGGTTATGATGAATACATGATTGAACTCCTTGATTTTGAGTTTATTTCTGTTGACTGTGAGTACTACGAATCAAAAGAAAGTAAGTACGGGAACGTTGGTTTTTACTCTAAAGGAGAAAACTATAAGACCCCAAAAAGCTCTGTTTTTAACAGGGAGGTAAGCAAGCTTGAAAACGCCTCCGTTTACGGAGGGTGCTACATCCTGGGGACGGACTTCCTATTTGATTACGGCAAGAAGAACAACATCCCTAAGAATATCCACGATATATCTCGCACTAACCTTTCATATTCTGTTTGCGCTACCAATCTGTTAGACATGATGCCAAAGTCTATGGTTGACAGCTGCATTGGGTTTGCTGATCAACTTCAGATCACCCACTTGAAGATACAACAAGCTGTAGCGAAGGCTAAGCCTGACGGCATCATCATCGACATCGAAGGATTAGAGAACGTTCAGCTAGGTAAAGGAGGTGAGCTACAGCCTTTAGAGCTGCATGATATTTATGAGCAGACGGGTGTTTTCTATTACAGAAGTAAGAACCCAGAAGGAGGCTTTCAGAACCCGCCTATTAGAGAAATTGGTAACAGCATACGAAATATAAACGAGCTTGTTACTTTGTATAACCACTACCTCAAGATGATCCGAGACGCAACGGGAGTCAATGAGGTTATGGATGCTTCTTCACCGAAGTCAGATGCTCTGGTAGGTGTTAGACAGCAGGCTTTAGCGGCTGCAAACAACGCTATATATGACATTACAAACGCTTCTATGGTTCTTTACAAAAAGGTTTGTAGTGACATCGTGAAGTGCGTTCAAGTTATTCACCCTGAATCAGTTCTTTACAAGATCTACGAAAACGCTATAGGCAAGGAAAATATGGGCGTGCTTAGCTCTTTCCAGAATTTAGCCATGTATAATTTTGGCGTTCGTGTTGTAAAAGAAATGGAGGAAGGTGAGCGTCAATATTTGGAGCAAAACATCCAGATAGCTCTAGGTCAAAAAGAAATAGATCTAGAGGACGCAATCGCTGTTCGGCAACTAAAAGACGTTAACCAGGCTGAGCGCTTACTAGTTGTAAGACGTAAAAAAAGAATGGCGCAGGCTCAACAGGCTGCTATGCAGAACTCTCAGCAACAAGCTCAAATACAACAGCAGTCTACCCAAGCAGCAGCGGAAGCTAGGCAGCAAGAGATGCAGATGGAGGCTCAGCTAAAGGCTCAGGAAATGCAACTTAAGGCTCAGCTAGAAGCTCAGCTAGAAGAAGTAAAGCACGGCTTTAAAAAAGAGATAGAAATGATAAAAGCTCAAGCTGTTTCTAGTAAAGTTGAATCAGAAACTTCCTTCAAAGAATCTATCGAAACAATGAAAGACGACAGGAAGGATGAGCGGGTTAAGAAGCAAGCTGTCGAGCAAAGCAAACTCATCTCTCAGAGACAAGGAGAGAGAGGGGAGCTTGGGGATGAGCAACAAGCAGGGGATATAACATCAGAAATATTAGGGTAATAAGATGGCAAACCAGATTAATTTAGATAGGTCGCAAAGAGTAGACATTACTTGCAAGCGAGGAGATACGTTTAACCTCAACCTTGAGCTAAAGGGTGACAGCAACGTAGCTTTGGTTTTGGGTAATGCTCAGGATAGCTCGCTTGATGATTATTACTTCTATAAGATGGAGGTTAGGGAGGCCGATACTGACGAGACTGACGCTTCAGGGGGCTCTCCTGGCTATGTCTTACAAATGAATGGTACTATCTCCACCACAAGTAATGGCCTCGTCACTTTTACTCAGGCTCACGATTTGATGACTGGGCTGAACGTACCTGCTGGGATTTACGTTTATGATATTCAGCAAAAAATTGTTTCTGATCTCGGCGATGACGGCGCAGAAGGCGGTGTTGACGTAGAAGGCGGTGCCGAAAATGCCGACACTATTGATTCAGTGGAAACTTTGCTTTACGGTATTTTCAAGATTGTAGAAGATGTAACAGTCGCTGTATAATGGCTAGATCTAGAATCAATGTAACCGTCTCTAAAGGCCCTAAAGGGAACCAAGGGGACAAAGGAGAGACAGGAACTCAGGGTCTTAAGGGAGACAAGGGAGACAAGGGAGACAAAGGGATTGCTGGTGATGCAGCAACTGTCTCCGTAAGCTCGTCAACACAAACAAGATCCGCAGGGACTGGCGCTACCGTTATAAACACTGGCACCTCTTCGGCTGCTGTATTTGAGTTTGCCATTCCGCAAGGAGCTACAGGGCCGCAAGGAGCTACAGGAGCTACAGGAGCTACAGGAGCTACAGGAGCTACAGGACCACAAGGTATTCAGGGAGAGACAGGAGCTACAGGCCCGCAGGGTATTCAGGGTATTCAGGGTCCAGCAGGAGACATCAGCACATCTAGCATTGATGACCTTAGCGATGTAGACACTACTACTACTGCCCCAACCAACGGTCAGGCTTTGGTATGGAACAACGCGAACAGCGAGTGGGAGCCAGGTGATATCTCTTCATTTACCGAGCTGAGTTCAGTCAATTACTGGTTTCCTGATGGAAAGTTTCACGACACCGATACCGAGAGCCAGAGCAATCCACTTGGTCTTTATTTTAAGTCAGACGGCACAAAAATGTATGTCGTTGGTGGCGGATCTGACGACGTAAACGAATACTCTCTTTCTACCGCCTGGGACCCAAGCACCGCCACATTTACAGAGGATCAATACCTCTCACCCACGCCTTCATCTTGCTACATATCCCCTGATGGAAGTAAGTTTTTTTGGGCTGACTCAGGCAACAGAAGGGTGTACGTGGCAACCATGGATACCGCTTGGGATGTTTCTGATGCATCATGGACAAATTTCTACAACAACAACGACTCCTGGCACACTGGAGGGTATTCGCCCCTCTCTCTTTACTTTAAGCCAGACGGGACAAAGATGTATGTAGGAACAAACTCTGGTGATGCTATTCACGAGTATAATCTTACGACAGCATGGGATCTGACAACAGTGTCTGCATCTGTAGCTAACTATGGGATTGATGATGTTAGTGTAAACTCTGAGCCTAGGGGGTTAACAATTAGCGATGACGGATTAAAGATGTACGTTGTTGATCACTTAGAATACATACAGGAGTTCGAGTTTTCTACGGCTTGGGATTTGAGCACGTTAACCTTTATAGGATATCAGGAACTTGGTGAACCAGACACAGCATATGAAGACATATACTACAACGCTAATAATTCTGATTATGCGTTTATCGTAGGCGATCAGAACAACAGGATTTACAGGTTTGATACTAAAGCTGTCGAGCCTTCAGATGATGGTACTTTTATCTCTGATGTAGCTTTCATCCCAAAGATTTACTCAAATAGTATAAGCGCAGCAAGCGCCTCATTCTCTGGAAGGATAATTACGGGAAATAACAGCAGCCTTGGTGGTCAGACCAACATGGGAGGTATTAATGCCTCGTATCTTTACGCTACTAACGGTTACTTTAATGTTAAAGGAGGTACGCAGCAGGGCATACTCTTTGCTGGTGGCCATAGTTCAGGCAACGGGGTTCTTTTAAAGCCAAGCGCTGATTATTTAGACGGACCCCGAAAAACCCTCTTCATTCCAAGTGTTGACGCTACTATTAAAACAACCGCTGAGCTCTATTACTTTGACAGGTACGACTCCAATTCTGAGGCTAAAGTTACTGGCGCTACAGAAGACATCGAGTATTACTATACAGCGCGAGCCGATGGTCAGGGGAAGTTCCAAAGGCAAATAGGTGCGTTACCAGCTTCAGGTCAAACCCTAACCAGAACAAGCTACTATTCTAACAAGGCTTTTGCCGATCCAGACACGGCTTCTGATTGGACGGTAGGTACAGCTTATGCCTCCACTTCTTTAGCGTCTTCGATATCTCAGTCAGCTGACGCGCTTTTAAACACTCAAGCTACAGGGACTCCTCCGCTTTCAACTAAGATTGTCATCTCTAATTACCTTGGCTCTTCAGGGCTCCTTAGTGGAGATGCAAACGGGTTTGGAGGTACGTCTGTAATTTATAGCCTTAGACTTCTTAACCACACATACGCAGGGGCAGCAATACGAGTGGTAAACGACAGCGATGTAGAGGCTGATATTGGCTTTAACTCTAGTTATGAGCTTGACACTACAGCCCTTTTGACTCACTGTGGAAGCGGCGACGGGTATCTTGTTAAGTGGTATGACCAGGCAAAAGGCGGCGCTACTGGAGATGGCAATGATGCCACCTGGGAAAGCAGCACGAGCTACTCAGGCAGAAAGCCGCAGATTGTGTCTGCTGGGTCTGTCATTACAGATAACGGTAAGCCATGCATAGAAACTATTGACGCAGGTATGGTCATGGAGTCTGAGTTTTCTGCTTCTGGTGAATTCGATTTTTTTGCAGTATGTCAAAAAACTATTAACAACTCCAATCACGGTATGCTTTTCGGTACCCAAACAGGCAACGACAACAGGCTTTGGTTTAAGGACTATCAATTGAATTTCGAGCTAAACAACGGAGAGACTGACAACTTTAGAAACTTTAATGATGATGGAAGTAATACTCTTCGATGGTATCAAATGGGTCAAATGGTATTCAATATAAGAAGAGACTCTAGTAACGTTAATACAGCACAGAGAAATAGTATTACCTCTACGTTCAGTTACACCAGAAATGGAGATTTTAGAGGTGATAGAATTCTGAACAATTGGAGTAATCAACAGTACTCCTTTGGCGGAAACGTACAGGAGATCATCATGCTTGACGGTGACAAGTCTTCCGAGCGGTCAGCCATTCTTTCTAACCTGAACACTTATTATAGCGTTTACTAATGGCTGACATCAACGACAACACGATAAACATTACGATATCGGCACCGTCTGCTGACTCGAATACTATCTCTGTAGTAAACCCTGCATTGAAGAATAACGTCGTTGTAAACGACGCTAGGATCACACCGAGCGAAAGGGCTAAGCTAGCTGGGATTGAAGCTGGGGCCACTGCGGATCAAGTTCTTACAGCTGGAGACAACATAGTCTTAAGCTCTGGGCCTGATTACACAATATCTTTAGTGTCTAGTCCTAGCATATCTGGTGATTTAACCGTAGGTGGCGACATCACGGTCACGTCTGCTTATGGGAATATTATTCAGACGCAATCAGCCATCAATAATGTAAACATAGGCTCTCAAACTCTAAAACTCACTAATTCGAGCGGAGGCTTTATATCGGCTTCATCTACAAACGCTCCGATATCTGTGAATTCCTCTGGTAGTGGAAACGCAACTTTGTACTCGCCTAATGGTTTAGCTATTTTAAGCGGCAATGGTGCAAGAGTAGATATTGACGGAGCGACGAGCTCCAGAAAGTTTACTATCCGCGACGCTAACACAAATTTCAATCAAGATAGGGTTGTTGTTGGGGGCGGGGGAACAACCACTTTTTATCGGGCTACCACTGACTCAAGTGTAGAAAAGCTTTTTGAGATCAAGGCTACTGATGATTCTCCATGGGCTCTTGAGCACGTTCAGATTGGCCCAGATTCTGGGGGATACAAGCTTCCTGCTACTGATGGTTCTGCTAACACTTTCTTACAGACCGACGGGTCTGGAAATATATCTTTCGAGCACATACAGACTATTACAGAGGCTGTTAAGAACGTAAGCGGAGGGCTTTTGGATAAAGGAACTCCACTACATGTTACTGGGTCTACTGGAAATACAGTTGAGGTAATCGCCGCTGACGCGACTACTAACTACCCAGCTCACCTTATTCTTAATGAAAGTCTCGCTAACGAAGCTGAGGGAAGGGCTGTTGCCTTGGGCTTTATAAATAACATTGATGTTTTTAACGCCTCTATTTATTCTGAGGGTCAAACGGTTTATCTCGGAGCTTCTGGCGGTTGGGTTACCACAAAGCCTGGCGGAACCTCAGCTATTCAGAACCTTGGGGTAATTGTTAAAGTCAACACTTTTGGCAATAAGATTTCTGCCGTCGTCCTAGGCGCTGGCAGAGCTAACGATGTTCCTAATTTGCCAGACGGTAAGTTTTTTATTGGTAGCTCTACATACACTACTGAGTCTGCTTACACCCTCCCCACGGCAGACGGCGCAGCAAACACTTTCTTGCAGACCGACGGCTCAGGTGCTGTAACGTTTGTGGCTCCCACTCTGTCTGATCTGTCAGATAGCAGCAACGTGGTTACTCTCGATGGCACTCAGACGATTACTGGTGTTAAAATTTTTAGCTCAGGTCTCGTTTCCACTAACGGGATGATCGTAAGTGGAGCCACGTTGTCAGCCAATTCTGGACTCTCTGTAACTGGCACGACGCAGCTAGGGTCCACTACGGCAAGTTCCCTCAATGTAAACTCCATTAATTTTAACCCTTGGGGTTCAATTATATCGACGATTCAGGGGGATGGCTCCGCTGATGACCTTCGAATCTTAAGTGATGGAAACGTCGTAGTTAAGCTTGATCAGGATAATGACGAAACCAATCAGAAGTTTAGTGTCGTCAATAGCGCAGACGCTGTTAGGTTTAGCGTTGATGAAGATGGTACCGTTACGGTAAACAGCGCGTTTAGCTTCCCTACCTCTGACGGAACTACTGGTCAGGTTATGACTACAAATGGATCTGGTACGTTAAGTTGGTCAAGCCCAGTTGGAAGCATAGATGATTTAAGCGACGTAAACATTATAGGTACTCCAAGTCAAGGCGATGTACTGACATACAACTCTGGTTCTGGACAATGGATGAAGAGTCCAAACCTTCAAAACCTGCTAGGGATCATTAAGTCTTCGTCTGGAACGCAGGTTTATAATACGTCTCTCGACACTTCTGCTGGGTACGTAGACCTTCAGTCTACCTCTGCAAAGATGGGTCTGGGCGGCACCTTCTTAACGGCCTCCCAAACGTCTCCAGGTGTTTTGACGTTTAGTGTAGCAACTGGCGCATCTGGCACAGAAACTCAGTTTGATGCTTTTACGCTTACTGGCACGACCACTACAGACGTTGCAGACCTGTTATTAGAACCTGGTTGTAATTTTAAAATTGAAGCTACTAGCGGTGGCGATGCTCAGATCAGAAACTATCCTTCTAACACGGCGGACACCACAATTACTCTCCCTCAGTCTAGCGGAACACTTGCTACGACTGCGGACGTACCTACTAGCATCGACGATCTTTCAGACGTAGATACTAGCACGGTAGCCCCTACGGATGGACAGGCCCTTGTATGGGACAACACAGCTAGCAAGTGGGAGCCTGGAACTGTATCAGGTGGAGGAAGCTCCCCTTGGACAACCACAGGAAGCGACATCTACTACAACACAGGTAACGTAGGTATCGGAACTACGACACCTACTGAGGCTTTGCATGTTGCGGGGAATATAAAAGTTACAGGAAAGATAGCAACTTCAAGTACTATTGCGATAGGCTCAAATTCTGTTGGAAACGTTGCTGGATATTATTCTATACATATAGGTCATGATGCTGGAAAAAACGATAGTGGGGGGAATAATGTCGTTATGGGGTTTCAAGCTGGCGCATTTCAAAGCAAAACAAATCGCACATCAATAGGATCTAAATCAAAAGCAGGAAACTATTCCGTAGCTGTCGGCCATAATTCGTCTAACGGAAGCAGTACCGACTACTCTGTTTTAGTTGGTAACAAAACCGCTCAATACACGACAGGAGCCAACAACGTAGCGGTCGGTTATGAGGCTGGATTAGGCGTTACAGGCACCTCTACCTTCGCCAACACAGTAGCCGTCGGCTATCAAGCATTAACTGCATTAACCACAGGTACAAGTAATACGGCTGTTGGATATCAAGCGGGGGCTGCTTTGACCGCAGCTGGTAGTAACACTTTCTTTGGTTATCAGGCAGGCTATCAATCAAGTTCCGCTTTTTCTACTGACAACACTTTCATAGGGAGTGGCGCTGGTAGTTCGCTTACCACAGGGGCATATTCTGGAATTGTGGCTGTTGGTTCAGGGGCAGGAAACAACCCAAATACTCGCAGTGTTCATATTGGACAAAACTCTGGTTTTAACAACAACGGTTTTGGAACAGTTAATATTGGATTTGGGGCTGGTGGTTATGGACTTTCAGGCAACTCAGTTGCAATTGGTTATCAAGCAAATTATACATCAAGTACTGCAAATAAAGTAGGCATTGGATATCTGGCTCAAGCTGGCGCAAACAGCGTTGCTATAGGCTATGAAGCAGGAGAAAGCACAGGATCTGGCAATATCTTTATTGGTTATCAAGCTGGCGACGGTGAAACAGGCTCAAATAAGTTGTTTATTGAGAACAGTAGTTCTACTACCCCGCTTATCTACGGGGAGTTCGATAATGATATCCTTAGAGTAAACGGTACGCTACAAGTCAATGACCCAGCTTCTACAGGTTACGCCTTCCCAACAGCTACTGGAACGCTTGGTCAGGTACTCGAAGTAAACGCTAGTGGGGACCTCGCATTTGCCACACCTTCTGGAGGTGGAGGAGGAGGATTAGGCGGTGCAGATCAGACTCTCACAGCTGACAGAACCATCGACACTAACGGTTTTAATCTTGATATCGAGCTCGACCCAACAGGCACTGCGGATACGTTTACAATCCACGACGGTACACACGATCTTTTCCAAGTAGATACAGGTACTACTGGCGTACTCTTTAGTGTTAACGATGTATCAGGACTCCCTAAACTAGAGGTAGACGAGGATCAAGGAGTTATTGCTAAGAGCGTTAAGGCAGACGACGGGGCATTAACCGCTGCTGGACAATATGGTAAGGGTGCAGAAATTTGGTATCAAGGTACTGGTGCAACACAAGCAGGGTCTGCATGCTATTTAAATAGCTCTGGGGACTGGACAAAGACCAACGCCACAAACAACACAAACTCTGTCGGTATGCTCGCCATTGCAGCAGGCTCAGACTCAGATGTAAACGGAATGGTTACAAGAGGATTTGTATATGTTAGCGCTGATCCAGGTGGCAGTGTGGGAGACGTTGTTTATCTTAGTGCCGCAACCGATGGATTGCTTACAACTACAGCCCCAACAGGGACGACTGGCTTTGTAGTCAGAGTTGTAGGCCATAAGGTAGGCACTAATATAATTTACTTTAATCCTTCTAATGACTTTATCACTCTTGCGTAATGCCAGACATAGATCAGAAAAACGGTATAGACATGGCTAATATTGCATCTATAAACGGTCAGGACGTAGCTTCTGGTGGAGCATACGATCCTGTAGCTGGGACTGGGACGTATACGGAAACAGTCCCTACAACTGGGTTGATTAGAATAGGTGGCGTTTCAAAATCAAATCCGCCAGAGACCTATGTAATTGGAGATGACATAATTGGATTTCCCAACGGAACAGACACTATAAGAAACATAGGTTCTGATGTGGACGGTTATTATAACGTCGTGAAAGAAAACCTTCCAGCTGGTATGGGAACACCCACCATTGTTGATTTCGGTCAGTATGTTTCTTGGATTATAGACAGCGCTGGTAAGCTATGGAGAGTTGGCGCAACCCTCTACGGAGGAAATAGTGCAAATGCTGGCACCGACAGCACGAATTACGAATGGAGACAGGTAACTGGAGTAGGAGACTCAGATACTGGGTGGACAAACGTAAGTGTTGGGCAGACACTGACACTTCTCATCAACAGCGGAAAGCTTTATGGTATTGGAGCGAATACCTATGGTGGTTTTGGAAACGGTACAACAACGACCAGTTACAACTCGTTTTTGCAGATAGGAATAGATACTGATTGGGTTTCTGTTCACGTTGATAACTACAACTCATACGCTATAAAAGGAAGCTCGAATGTGTTGTATGCAGCGGGACGAAACAACAATGGAAAGAACGGAAACAGCGCCACCTCTGGGAACCAAACAACTTTTACCGCCGTTACGGCTACAAACTTAGTTAGCGCCACGAATAACAATTTCACGTTTGTTACCTCATCAATAAACAATGTGCTGGCTATTCAAAGTGGTAGAGCTTTTTTTTGGGGGGATGCAAGTAGCTCTTTCGAGGCTTTCGGAAGCAACCTAACTGGGGATCAGACAGTCCCTGTTCAATCAGGCAAAGTAAGCGGGGCACTTCAAACCGACTGGTCAAGAGGTTGTGTTTCAGACAGGTATTCGCTTTTAATAAACACTAGCGGAGAGCTTTATCACGGGGGAAGCGGAGCGTACTATGTGGCACTTGATGGGACCCAGACCGATCATCAAGACGGAGACCACGTTCAGACAGGAACAGATACTGATTGGCAGGACGTAAAAATTCAGAGAAACTATAGCTTTTCAACTCATGGGCTTGCCAGAAAAAACAACCAGATAATTTATGCTGGATTAAATTATTATGGAAGGATAGCTGATACTACAGCGTCCTTTACCTCAACCCCAACAGTGATTATGCAAACAGTCTCCTCAAACGACAGCTGGGGTGTATCCTCCTCAAATAACTCCGAGAATACTAAGTTTGTATTCGCATACGCAACATAACATGGCACAATACACAGTAAACGTAACCTCTCAGTCTGAGCTTGAAGAAACGTGGTCGGACTCTAATTGCCCAAACTTTGGGTTTTCATTTGATCAAGCCACTCTAAATGAGTGTGTACAGATTAACGAAACAACTTGGCAGGCTACATATCAATCTATGGATGTTTCCTCTCCAAGGGCTTACACTTATTTGGATATTGCTAACGGAGGTACTATTACGTACACGCTAGAACCAGGGGAATACGGAATTAAACCATAATAAAATGCATTTTGAAAACAGACATTACGTAGTCTTCGACCTATCAGAGGTAGATACAATCGACTTCTCTGAAGTCATGGAGACATCATCAGATACGCTGAGAAAGAACTTAGCTAACACGCAGAGCTTCGTGAAGTACGAAGGGGACCAACCACCTTCGGTAGTTGCTCTTACTACACGCAGTCAGGAATATTCTCACGAAGAGATTCTTACGCTGTTGGCTGGACCTGAGTGGACTGACCCTAACGCAGAGATCTAAATGGGTGGGTTTGCAAATAACGCACCTATCGTAACCGATGGGCTAGTATTCTATGTAGACGCAGGGAACAGCAAGTCGTATCCTGGTAGCGGGACTACGTGGAGTGATTTAGTAGGTAGCAATAATGGTACTTTAACAAATGGGCCTACGTTTGATAGTGGGAATGGGGGGAGTATTGTGTTTGATGGGGTTGATGATCGTGTAGATGTATCTAACATTAGCACGAGTGATTTTAATGGAGAGGCAACTCTACTTTGCTGGGTCGCCTGTAACAGCAACTCTCCTAGTGCTGAGCAAACTGGAATATTTGGATTTGGCGGGTCCAATGAACGTCCACACTATCCGTGGACAAATGGATTGGCATATTTTGACACATTTAGAAATGCAAGAGTAGATAGTATTTCTTTATCTTCTTTAAACAAAACTACACCCCACCTTTTAGCTATAACTACAAAATCAGGGGGTGATTGGAATCTTTATCAAAACACCACGTTAATCAAAACTACTACAGCTGAATCAACAATTGTATGGGATGACGCAACTATAGGGGCGGATGGAAATCAACTATGGCGTTTTCAAGGAAAGTTTTTTCTTTTTTCTTTATATAATCGTGAGCTTTCTGCTGCCGAGATCACTCAGAACTATAACGCCCTTAAAAACAGATTCGCATGAGCTACAGCTACGGGAAAAGCATAGTGACGGATGGGTTGGTGTTCTACGTAGATGCTGGGAATGGTGATAGCTATCCAGGATCTGGGACTGCTTGGTCAGACTTAGTGGGTAGCAATAACGGTACCTTAACTAATGGGCCTACATATTCTTCTGATAATGGGGGAAGTATTGTGTTTGATGGGGTTGATGATAAAGTGTTAACGCCTTTTAACGACGCTTTAGGCGACTTTACAGCTTGCGCTTGGTTTAAAAAAGACTCAAGTATTAATACATACGAAAGGATATTTGACAAAAATTACATTAGTGGTTTTTGGGTTGGGAGAAACAGTAACAATCAAAATTCCTGGGGGGGAGGAGTGCGGGAATCTTCGTCTCCATTTGGAAGGTATGTTACGCTTTCAGAAGGCGATTGGCATTACATTGTGTCTAGGAGAAACGGTTCTACTCATACTATTCTGGGTGACGGAATAACAAACACAGTAAGTGGAACGGTTCCCACGGCGCTTATTTCCACAAACTCCTTAAGGTTAGCTTGTAGCGATCAGGCTGCTGGGGACGAGTTTGGAGGGAACTTAGCTATTGCTAAAGTGTATAATCGAGCGCTTTCCGACTCAGAAGTCCTCCAAAACTACAACGCATTAAAAAATAGATTTATTTAATTACCTTTGCGCTAAACTTTTTAATTATGGCATTTTCATTTCAATCAAAGTCCTGGTCTATCGCAGGCGAAAAAGAATTCGAGAATCACTTCACGATTCTAAATCCAACCCTATCTGTTATGCAGGTGAGTGTTCATGAAGAGAACGTATACATCGGCATGAAAGCAGTAGAGAACGGTGGCGTGTTTGTACACAACCTAAACGTTCAGTACAACAACGCTGCTGGGGAAACAGACTTGGATGTGATCGTTGATTCGGCAATTGCTCAGGCGTTTCCTGAGGCAACTTTAGATAGTTAATACACAGTAGCTTATACTTAAGAAAGGGCCCCTCGTGGGCCTTTTTTGTTTTTGTTATCTTTGCCTTATGGCCGAAGATGTAAAAAAGAAACTTAAGCGATTTGGGCTGTCTGGGTTAAACAAACCCAAGCGATCTACTAGCGGTAAAAAGTCGCATATCGTAGCAGTACGCGAAGGCGGAAAGGTAAAGATTATTCGCTTCGGGGAACGAGGGGCAAGCACTGCGGGTAAGCCGAAGGCTGGAGAGAGCGCTCGCATGAAAGCGAAACGCAAGTCGTTTAAAGCCAGACACAGAAAGAATATAGCCAAAGGCAAAAGCAGTGCGGCTTACTGGGCCAATAAAGTAAAGTGGTAATGAATACCGTGAAGTACAACAAGGGCGGTAAGCTCAAAGTTAGCTCCGCTACGAAGTCTGTTCCTGCTCCTGCTGGTTTTCACTGGATGGAAGAGCGTGGTAGATACTTTCTTATGAAGGGTGAATATACTTCGCATCCCAACGCCATCAAGGAGGCTAGCTTCAAGCTGGTAAATCACGGGTAATAAATAAGTTATATATTTGCACTTAAAGTAAAGAATTATGGGATATCCAAACAGTGTGAGCGAGGTTCACGTAGGTGCCATCAATACGACTCTAAATGCCCCTACAGGGAAAAGCTTTTTTAAGTTTACGGTTACAGGCGCTGGAACTTATGGCGTCACCTCTCCTAACTTTTATGTTAACGGAACTCAAGACAGCGACGGCTACGACCTTATCCTAAAGGAGGGACAAACTATCGAAGGTGAATACACGAGTATTGTGGTCCCCAACACTGTGGGCTGCGCCGTTATTGCATACACCTAAAAAAACAATCTTAATTTAATGGAAAACGAAAATACACAACCCGTAGAAGGGATGGAGCAAGAGGCTCCCGTTTCTACACCAGAAGAGTCTACACCGTCATTTAGCTTTGTAAGCGACGAAGAAGTCTCTGCTATGCAAAACCCTGCGGCTGAACCAACAGCAGAGCCATCGACAGAACAAGAAACTGTAGATAGCCCTGAAGGTGAGTTCAACGCAACAACAGAAGGATATCAAGAGCATCAGCCCGATCAGCAAGATGCTCAAGAATCATATGCTGAAAATCTAGACGCTGAAGTCCTCAATTTTCTTAGCGAAAGGCTTGGAAGAGAACTGAACTCGTTTGAAGATTTGACGCAGCAACAAGAGTCACGCGAGCTAGACGACCGCGTAAGTGCTATCGCCAACTTTGTGAATGACACAGGTAGGGATCCAGCAGACTGGTTTATTTACCAGCAGTTAAACCCATCCGAAATGGATGATATGACTGCTATTCAGGTGGAAATGGCATCTGAGTATCCAAACCTATCGCAGGATGAGATTAACACTTTGCTGTCTAGTAAGTACAAACTTGATCCCGATGTTCATTCAGAACAAGAGGTTAAAGTTTCTCAGTTGCAACTCAAAATTGACGCTCAAGAGGCTAGAAGCTTCATCGAGGATTTGCGTGATAATTACGCAGCTCCAGAACGTGAAGAAGGAGGCCCCGATTCAGTCGTCGATGAAGAGTGGATAAGCGGAATGAAACAAGAGCTTGACGCTTTAGATGGGATCGAATTTGATCTCGGAAACGGAAAGAGCTTTACATTCGGTTTAGACAACAATTATAAAAATGTCCTTGCGGACAAAAACGCTCGCCTAGACGAATTCTTCAATCCTTACGTGAGAGAAGATGGAAGTTGGGATTATGACACACTCAATATGCACAGAGCTGTGATTGATAACGTAGACAATATTATCCAGTCTGTTTACAGACAAGGGATGTCTGACGCTCAACGCGGTGTGGTGCAAAGAGCTGCTAATTCATCTCCAACGTCACCTCGTCAAGGCCAAACACCTAATGGGCCCGACCCACTGACTCAGCAACTAAAAGAAGCGCTGGGGGTGAATAAGGGAGGGTTCGGATTTATCTAATTTTTAAAAAACAAATATTATGGCATTTGGAACGCCCAGTAATGCAGTAGACGCAACCGTAAATGGTGGTGGTCTGCAAGCAACGCCACAGAACTATGTTTCTTTGGCAACTTTAATTGATCCCACGAAGCCCGACGTGAGAGATCTTTATGTACAAACTTATGGTGATCAGGGCATCACTGGATTCTTGGAGCTCACAGGCGCTAAGAAGAACGCAGGTACCTCAGATAAGGTTGAGTGGTACGAAGAAGGTCGTTTGCACAAGACTGTATCTGGTTTTTATGATGCATCTGCGGACACCATTTTCCTTGAGGCATCCAACACGGACGACGTTGATGTATCTACTGTAGCTCGCGCTAATGACGTTTTGCTTAGCCCAAATGGAGATCGACTTCTCGTTACTGCGGTCGTGGATGATACTGACGGCACTACAACTACGTCGAGAAACAAACTTACAGTTGTTGATCTTGGAAAGACTGACACTAGCACCGATGTTGGTACCTCTAGTGACTTTTCTGGTAAGTTTGCAATCATTGGTAATATGCACGCTCAAGGCACTGAGCAGCCATCAGCTTTCTACCAGACTGGTTTGGTAAAGCGTGAAAACCCATACATCATCACTAAGGAGATGTACGAAGTTAGCGGCTCTCAAGCTACTAACATCGGTTGGTTGAACGTGAACGGTCAGTACATGTGGTACTTGAAGAACGAAATGGATGCTCGTAAGCGCTTCATGAACGAAAGAGAAATGATGTTGTTGTATGCTGAGGCAAATAACGGGGCTTCCGTTACTGTCGGCGGTAAGGCTATCGTTCCTTCTGAAGGTTACTTCGAAGCTGTTGAAAAGAGAGGAATCACTGTTTCTGGCTCAGCTGCCACTTTTACTGATTTTGATCCAATTCTTCTTCAGTTAGACAAGGAAGGAGCTTCTTCTGAGTACGCCATGTACTTGAACAGAGCTCAGTCTTTGAAAATCGACGACATGTTGGCTGCTGGTGTTGGAGCTGACATTACTTCTGGTTTGGCTTCTCAGTTCGGTGCGTTTAATAACGACAAAGACATGGCTGTAAACCTTGGCTTTAAGTCGTTTACTCGCGGTGGATATACTTTCCACAAGCACGACTGGAAGCTGTTGAACGACCCGACATTGGGTGGTATCGGAGGACCTACTGGAGCTATGATTCCAATGACTCAGGTTGCTGATGCTAACACTGGTGTTAAGTCTCCAGCCTTGGAGATGAACTACAAAGCTGCTGGCAACTACTCTCGCGAAATGGAGCACTGGGTAGAAGGCGGTGGAGTTCTTGGGCACGTAACTAGCGGTAAGGATACCGTTAAGTTTAACTATCGCTCTGAGTGTAACTTGGTGACTCGTGCTGCTAACCAGCACGTATTACTCCAAGGATAATACCTATCGGTAATCGAGGGGGCTGGGAAATGCCTAGCCCCTTCTTTTATCTCTTTTTTTTTAATTTCAATTTCATTCAATCATGCCTACACAAACAAAGAAGTCGCCTGGACGACCAAAAAAAAATCAGGAATCTCCTAGAAAGCCTAAAATCAGAAGAGTAGAAAATTCTACTTCTGCACCCGCTCACTATAAGTCCATTCGATCAAAAGCCGTGCTTATGCTTATGCAGAGCGGAATTACAGTATTTGACGAGGAGTCCAAAAGAGTTAGAGAGATCCGATATTGCGAGAACGAACACTCTATATTTAAAGACGAGCAAGGTGAGTTTTCGGTAAAAACACCCGTCATATTTACGATGGGAAACCTTTTGGTTCCTTCAAACAAGCCAAACCTTCAGGCCTATTTAGAAGTTCATCCTGACAATAAAGCTAACGGAGGGAATGCTTTTTTTCTCGTTGACGTTGTTGAGAACGTGGAGAAAGATATTAGTCAAGATTTTTTGGTTAACGATGCAATTAACATGCTTCGAAATAAAGAGCTTGATGAGCTTCTGTCTGTTGCGTTAGCTTACGGAATGGACGTTAATCGTGCAACCTCAGAGATTAAGCACGATCTCTTGCAGAAGGCTAAGAAGTCACCGAAGGTATTCATCGAGTCATTCGATAACCCAGTCGTGGCTATGAAGTCTAAGATTAGACAAGCAATTTCTTACCAAATCATTAAAGCAGACAACGATGGAGTTAAG